CTGGAAATCGTGTGACTGTTAACGCGGTCCGAGGGTTCGAATCCCTCTCTCTCCGCCATTTTACGCAATTTTTAAGGACTAACCGGAATATCGGATAGTCCTTTTTTAGTGATTTGCAAACATTTTGCAAACATGAATTAATGTGTATATATTCAGTACAGGAAAATGATAATGAGATGGTATAACTACCAAAGCTATAATAATTATTTAAAAACAATGTAAATATTAAATATTATTCTGCAATACATTGGTTAATTTGGTTATTTACTGCCATATCAAGAGAGTCTATATGATTTTGAAGAATTTCAATATATGCATCAATTTGCGATTTTGAAGATTGTCTTTCTTCAAATAATCTAGTAACACATTCTATTTTATTATCATATTCTTGTTTTGATTCACTTTGGTTATTCTTAAGAAATGTATAACATAATTCAGCCTTATCTAAGAATGATAATATTGATTCTTTTGATAAATATGGCTTAAAACTATCATACTTGGAAAAATCTTGCGGTTTATAGTGAATGAAAAAATTTCTTGCAAGAATAAAAGGCTTAATTGAACTCCATTCATATTTTCCTATATAGCTATTTCCAGTTAGTACTTCTAAAAAAGTGTCCAATTTTATTTCAATACTAAGCTTAGACAATAGTTCATTTGCTTTCTTAATACTTATACCTTTAAACTCAAGCTCTTGCTGTAGAAAGTCATCAACCATATTTTCAAATAATGATACAGAGTAGAACAAAAACATTTTTGAGAAATTTTGAAAGTCACAATCAGTAGTCCTATTAATAAAGGAATATAAGTCCTGTTTAGATTCTTTGAAATCGTTAGCCATGAGCATATTCATAGAGTTGATGTCATCACTGTGTTCATCAATCTTCGCTAACAATTGTTCAATAGCTGTACGCTCATCTTTTACATATGCATCATATAAATCGAAATCTACAATAAACTTTGGAAGGAACTTCTCTACGAATCTCAATGCCATTTTTGGATCCAAATTAAAATCAGAACTTTGACCATTATTATCTATCATCATAAACCTCCATGGAAATATATAGCAAAAGCTTAATCTAGATTATTGATCATTTCTTTCGATTGCTTAGGAAACTTTTTTAACAACCATTCCAAAATCTTTAGCTGATCTGCACCTGGAGCGCGACGTATTTGAGCAAGTAATTTTTCGTAGGATGGCCGTTCTAGTGTAATATTTGAGGCACCTTCGTTGCAGACAGAACATATTGCTCTTAAGTTTGATGGATCATCTGTTCCCCCAAGAGATTTATCAATAACATGTCCAATATGTAAACGTGTTTTTCTGTTTGGTTCATATGGATGAGGTTCGCCCGCAACAGCTCCACACATTTGGCAGGTGAATCCATTTCTATCTAATACAAATGCCCTTGTCTCCTTTGATATATCCCTTTCGAAGGCCGGTAGAGGTTTGAGGTCTACCAGTAAATATTGACCAGGTTTAAGTTCACTTCTATCGTTATGAGTTACAATATTCATACCCTCCTCATTTCTTAATTCTCTTACTCTTCTAGCCCATTCACTAGCACCTGCTATTTGCCGGAGTGTGTCAGAATCAACAATTTCTCCAACATGTGATTTAAAAAACTCTTTAAGCTTAGATTTCGCACCTATTTTTTTTGCCATTAAGCAACCCCCCATTCTTCATTTGAATTAGCTAATAATGCTCTTTTTATTGATTCTCCAACAGCTTTTGCGACTGGAGGAGGAAATGCATTGCCGACTTGCCTATATGAGGGTGTCTTTTTTCCGACAAATACCCAATTGTCAGGAAAACCTTGTAATAAAGCAGTCATGTTTACGGTTAACTTTGGCATACCTTCAAACTCAATGGTTGGTGGTTCATTAGCAATGCCACTTCCATCTACACCTAGAAATGCCCATGCTTTTTTTGACCTAGTTGGCCCAAGATCGGGCCCACCATGTTTTTTTGAACCTCCAACTAGTGTAGGTGCTATACTGTCAGCTTTAATACTCCATTCCTTAGCTTTTTTCCAACCGTTTGATTCCATTAATTCTAATAGCAATTCACCCACTGTTGGCGGACTTAATATACTAGGGTTAGGCCATTCAAAATATTCAGCATATTCATTTCTTAGCGCAACAAATATAGTTCGCGGTCTTAATTGAGATACCCCAAAATCACATGCATTAAGTAGTTTCCATTCGCATGTATAGCCTAATTTAGTAATAGAACTAGATATAAAATCTCTATAAGAATCAAATTTGCTATCAAGTAACCCTTTAACATTTTCTATCATAATGGCTTTAGGTCTACATTCTGAAGTCAATCTTATTACTTCAGGAAATAAGTTTCTTTCGTCATTTTCTCCAAGTTGGTTACCTGCGACTGAAAAAGGAGGACAAGGAACACCTCCGGCCAATAAGTCAATATTTTCATAGTTAGTAGCTGAGAAATTCTTTAAATCCATTTCCATAACATTCCAATTGGGCCTATTATACCTTAAGGTTTGACATGCATGATGATCTATTTCTATTAGAGCTTCATGATTAAACCCAGCATATTCAAGACCAAGTGCTTGGCCGCCAGCTCCTGCACATATTTCTATTGAATTTAATCTCATATCAGCATTACTCCTTTAGAAAGCTATATTTTCGTAAGTGAATAAACTACCTTACCAACAACTTTAACAGATATCTTTCTTATATCAATTACTATAGGCTGATGTAGAGGATTGCTGCTTTTAGGCATAAGTGTAACTGTAGTATCGGTTCTATAAAATTTCTTTATAGTGGCTTCATCCCCATCAACAATAATAACCGCTGTCTCACCGTTTTCTACCATGTCCTGTCTTCTGACTAGCACATATCCCCCATCAACAATATTATCCATGTTCATACTGTCGCCTATAACTTTAAGATAAAAATGTTCACCGGAAGATATCATAAACTTAGGAACTGGAGCATGGCCTATAATGTTTACTTCTGCATATATAGGTTCTCCTGCTCTTATTGTGCCGAGTATGGGCACTGCTAAATAATCATCAGTTGTAAATGCGTTTCTAGGTAAATCATTTTCTCTAAAGTCAGTATTGCAGAGCAAATAATCTATAGAAACTTTAAAATAGTTAGCAATTTCCTTCAACATGTCTGTGTCTGGTTTACGCTTATCAATTTCATACATACCAATAGTGCCCTTAGAAATATTTAAGGCATTTGCTAACTCTTCTTGAGTAAGACCGTATTCAATTCTTAGCTGCTTCAATCTTCCTGCAAATGTCATGTGTTAACACCTCACATTAATAATAACACATCGTGATTTTTTTTATAGACATGATAACGAAATGTAGAATATATTCTTGACGATAACATATCGTTATTGTATAATTTAAATAACGTTATGTTATCAAATGTGTATTTGGTAACATAAGGAAGTAAACCAAACATACAAAGTAAATGGAGGTTGAAGCCATGTATGAAGTATATGATACTCTCAGGGACGAAAACCTGACCATTGAAGCTCAAAGCAGCAGAGAAGCTAAGATCAAAGCTTGTACGCTGCAAGGCAGAAAGCCGTCCGATAAGTGGACAGGCATTAGCACATTTACAGCAAGAAAAAAGTAGAGGAGGTAAACAAATGACAAAAGTAGACGGAGTGATCCTGGAAGGTGAAAAGCTGGGGCTTGAAAAGTACTCAGGCAAAGACAATAAGATGATGGTTGACTTGCATATCCTTAACGGCTTCGAATCAGTGAAGCTCAGAGTCAAGGACAACAACCTGGTGAAGCAGCTGGACGAATACCCCAACAGGAAGCCTGTGAAGGTAAAGGCCGAAGTTGGAGTATACAACGGCAACATGTACCTGATCGCCAAAGGAATAGCCCAATAACTCCCCCATAGCTGCAGACGGTCTTATGATCCTGCAGCTTCTCCCTTAATCATCCAAGGATGTGGAGAAATCCATGTCCTTTTGAATATAGATTCCCCTAATACATCAGGAAAGGAGGTTAACGAGTGGTTATGAAAAGCAGATACAGGAAGATTCTCAGAATGGCTATATCGATACTGCTGTGTATCTCCATACTTGGCGGTATGACAATACAATCAATGTACTGTGCGCCAGCAGCAGTCCCCCTGATCCAATGGGGGGTGCCCTTGATAGCAAAGATACTTGTCACAGCCGGATGCACCTTCATGACTTATCGGTCAGCAAAAGCACTGGCAGAAAGATGCATCAATGATATGCCAAGCCATATAGAACAGGAATGCATGAACTTGGGAACCTATCTGCACAATGGCCTATACAAGATATCTGATAACGTATGGAACTACGTAAAAAGCTGGGCAGACAGCAATCTGAATACTGGAACCAACAACATAGAGACAGTATCGGAAGAGCCATTCATGCTATCCAGCTTCTATCCGGTAAGGCTGAACGTATCTCAGGAAGGTGAGGGCAGCTTCATATACTACAGGACAGATTTGAGGTTTCAAGGTCGGTTCAGAAGATATAGCAGCTTGAATGATGAATTTAACGATGTCTACTCTTACAACATATGTGATGTAAGGCTCATACAAAGGAAGAAGTATCCTACAGATTTCAAACTCAGGGTATATGACCCCGCAGACCCAACAGAAGAGTATTTCAGCTTGGCTGAAAAATCTATTGATAATTGGGGCGATATAAGGTATTTCGGTATCTACAGCGGAGGCGTTATTCAAATCCATCTGGATGGTACAGAACTCTATGAAGCTGAAGTTATGAAATTTGGAGTATTCGATGCAAACAAGAATCTGATAAATGAGTTAACTTCAGGCAATGACTATTTTGTCATAAGTGAGAACCAAATAGGCAATGTCATATCACAGCCAATACATGATGTAGTAGGCGCAGTGGACGCAATTGACAATCCGGACTATATCTACAGGAATACAGCTACAGGGGACAGATCAATAAGCCTGGATACTGGCTATGCTACCGACATAGTAGCAGACCCGGCACTGATCGGACAGCAAGACATAATAGATGCACTGGAGAATGATGTGGTCAACAAGACCTGGCAGGATGTAGCTGCCGAAGAAGTCCCGGCTGCTGATGATATAAACACGGGCCTCATTGAAGGATTACTGGGAAGAGTTACAGGAATATGGAGCGCAATTACCGGAACCATTACAAGTACACTGGATGATATAAGGAGCAACACCAAGGAAGAGGAAATACAAAACAACAATATCTTCGATTTCTTCATCAGCCTCCTGCTGATCCTGAAGCAGATGGTGCTTATCGTCCTCCGGTTCCTGATGTTTATCACAGTGATCCGGAACATACCTGCCCAAAGCTCCCTATTCAATGCCAATACAAAAGCAGTAATAGACTACATACATAACCAGAGCTTACCAATATTCAACGTATCCTTCATGCAGATAATCAATGCATTCATAGGGATACTGGTAGCAGTCAGCGTTATAAGGATAATAAACAAGAATGTGAGGGCTAACCTATGATAAACACCATAGTCGGCATACTGACAATGATAAGGGACATATACCTCTCAATGGTGGACAGCCTCAATTCTTTTGTCGATGCCCTGGTACAGGTGGAGCAGGATATAAACGCACTGTGCAGTATGGATTCCGGGAGCATGGTATACAAGTTCATAGGCCACTTCCGGTATCTGGTGGGCGATGTGATATATCTGGGCTTCTGGGCCGTGATAATCATAGGGGTATACATGCTGCTCTTCAACCTGGCAAGGGTAGCAATAAAAGCTTTTGACAACGGACTGGCTACCAAATTGAAATTCAAGTTCAAGTAAAGCAATAAAAGCTAATAGCTTTTAAATATAAACAAACAAGGAGGATAAATACAATGAACAAACACACAAGTAAGGAAAGGAAGTCATTCAAGAAGATACTGGCAGTAGCCGCAGTAATGGCAATGGTGCTCTCAATGGCGGTATTCGCCTCAACCACAACTCCCACACTGAACTTCGATTTCGACTTCTCTCAGATGTTCACCTGGACAAACAGTATATTGTCCGCAATGATGCCTGTGGTATACATCACTCTCGGTATCTCCCTGGCCTTCGTCATACTCAGGGCCCTCAAATCAGCGTTCAACTAAAGCAAAAGCAGAGACGGGATGGCCCTCCCGTCTCTGCCTACTACACATAGAAAGGAAATGATGCAATGTTCGATGAAACAATGGCAATGTCCCTTAAAATGGTAGTCTACCAGAATTATATCATAATATCCCTGCTGTTTGTGATGTGCTTCAAAAACGTGAAAGGATACTTCAAAAATGAATTACGACAGTGAAGTACTTTATGTAATCGTTAACTGCTTCTACATGTTCCTGGTGATAATCACCGGGGATATAGCTCTTAACATAGCAAGCAAGATATTGAACTATGCAAGCACAATGTTCTCACACCTGAAATTCACAGCAAGGATACCTGAAGACAAAGTAAACCACAAAGTGAGGTTTTAAGTATGGAAATATTGATTCATTACCCTTTGATAGGGTTCGTATTCGCAACATATATGTTCCTCGGCCTGATCGCCATAGTGGATGATATCCGTATCAAGGAAGGTGATGTGTGATGCCCGGCAAGTACTACCTGATAAACAGCAGCGGAGTCCATTCCGCAAGGACAAGAAACGGCCTTGACAGCAAGCTGTCAATTAGCACAGAGGACATAGACTATAAATGCTTCGGAAGTGACAAGGTATTCTTTGCCACATCAGAAGATATGTCTTTCCTCCAGGACAAGAAACGGCTCTCAATGATCCCTATGGAAAGGCTCTACAAGAAGGACACCACCACAAGGCTGATACTCATAATAACAGCGGTGCTGAGCTTCATCAATATGATTCAAAAGTAGGTGACTGTATGAAGATAGATTTCGACGCAGAATTCGAGAAGTTCATGGGTACAGGCCAGGGAAGCGCAATCAAGGATATATACGAAATAATCCCCTCCCTCTCCCAGGAGCAGCTTGAGATAATAAACGTCCTGAAGTTCTATGCTGAAAGATACGACCTGGAGGACATAAAGCAGTTCATAGAGCTGTACCTTGCTTCAATGAAGCATAACAAGAATCTATCCTTCCTCTCTTCCATGAACATGAAAAGCCTTATGAAAGCCTACACAATGGAAGAACTGGTCAAAGGCATAAAAGTAAACTCAACCAACAATACAGGGAATCAGTAGGTGACGCTATGGCAGGAATAATAGTAGGAGCCTACGGATACCAAAGAAGTGGAAAAACACTCATAGCCTACATGATGGCAGACGAGTACTATCGCCAAGGATGCGAAGTCTACTCCAACATGGAAGTTGAAGGTTGGAACAAGATAAACACACTCACAGACATACCCTTCAACTACAAACCAAAAGTCCTGCTGCTGGATGAGGTATATTACTTCATGGACAGCAGGAACTGGAAGAGCAACACAGATGCAAGCATATTCTTCAATACCATAGGCAAGCAGAACATACTGCTGCTGCTCACGGCAATAAGCCCTGACATGGTGGAAATGCGCTTGCGTGAACAACACAACTACATGTACCTGGTGAAGTCCGATAAACATTTCATATACTACAAGCTGCTGGATGTTGTCCGTCGTAGGGAACGGGAATTCATACTCCCCAAGACAGACGAGCTATTCAAAAGAATGAGATACAACACCAACCAGATTCCAGACCTTGTGGACTGCAGCTTAAAGGACTTCGCCAAAAAGGTAAAAGAACAGACCGGGATACTAAAAAAAGACTATATAAAAGAGTTCGATACCAAAATCAATATATAGTAACAGAACGAGGGTCGGCTTGGGGCGGAACGAATGTCCGCCCGGGCGACCCGTTAGTATATATAAAGGAGGTAAACCCTATGTCAAGCTCAATGATAAAGGCCATAGCCATAACCGCCATGATAATAGACCATATAGGAGCTGTGCTGTATCCGGAAATAACCGTATTGAGGATTATAGGGAGAATCGCCCTTCCCCTCTTTGCCTGGCAGCTCTCCATATCAGTGGACAAGACCCATGATGTCAGGAAGCTCCTGAACCGGGTATTCATATTCGCAGTAATAAGCCAGATTCCATATAGCATGTTATTCGGATACCGATTGAATATATTCTTCAGTTTCACCCTCTCACTTATCACCCTAATCCTGTACAAGCAGGACAGATTTGCTGGAAGCCTCTCGCTGATCCTGGCGGTGATACTCTCTGAGACACTGAATATAGAATATGGCTGGTATGCCATTGTAATGGTGTTTCTCTTCTATACCTGTAAGGATGATCCTGGGAAATGTGTATTATCCCAGATAGCCATAAATGCGGCATATCTGCTCATCAACCCCGGTATACAGCCATATGCGCTCTTATCGCTTCTCATTATCGGCCTATACAACAACGAAAAAGGACCGTTGTACAAATACCGTCTGGCAATGTACAGCATCTACCCAGCACATATGCTGCTGCTGATCCTGCTGAGCAATAGCGCCCCTTTGATCTCGAAGCTGTAGGATTTAGCACTGTTTAGTGAAGCTGCTGGAATGACCCGGGGGACAAGGCCCCAGGCACCGCGGTACTTATTCACCTGTGAAAAGGGGCGCGTCAGCCATAGGATAACTGAGCCACACAGTAAAAGCCCCTTTATCAGATTAGGGCAAAAGCCCATAAAGAATAAGCAGCCAGCCCTTCAATCTAGAACCATATACAAGCGACCTCGTGTCGCGTTCGGCCTGGGAGCGACCCAGAGGAAAGACCCACCCAGGCCGATGCAACGGAAGGAGGATTCATTTGGACAAGTACTTAGTAAGGTGCAGCAAGAAAGACTGTGTTAATTATAGAAGTGGTATCTGCATTATGTGTTTCCAGAAATGTCCGGTAGGGACTGCTGAAAACATGACAAAACAGAAGAACAAAAATCCACAAATGCCCCAGATAGAACAACTAGCTATTAATATTTGAAGAGGTGAAGGAATGTCAAATATTGCGATACTCAACCTAGAATATATTATCTCTCATGATCCAAAATTCTTGGACAACTATGCTTTGAACCAGATAGAAATATTCCATGAAATGAGGGGAGATAGAGTATTCAAAGAATATATGCCTATTGATGATCTAGTATCACCACTTGATAAGATATATTGCAGCTCAATATTTGCCTGGACAAAACAGCACCCAAAAGCAAAACAGCTATTGAACTATTCTGATCATAGGTGGGAATTTGGAGGAACCGGATTTGATATATCAAAGAGGTTGCCTGAAGAAATAGAAATGATAAATCCAAGAAAAAACTATGGTTGGCTCGTAAGAGGCTGCAATAACAACTGTGAATACTGTGTAGTACATGATAAAGAAGGCTGCGCTCAAATAACTGGAGATATATACAGTATATGGAGTGGAGAAAGAGAAGATAGAGAAATCCGGGATTACTCAAATAACATACTACAGGAGAAAAAGCACTTATACAAGGTATGTGAACAGCTGTTGTATGAAGATTTGATCATCGACTGGAACCAAGGCTTAGACATTAGGAGAATTACTCCAGATATAGCCGAGGTACTAGCTAAGATTAAGCACAGAGAATATCATTTCGCATTTGATCATCCGGGTATGGAGGAGCTTATAAAGGGAAAAGTCGAGCTGCTGAAAAGCAAAGGAATTAGCAAAAGTACATTCTATGTATTGTGCGGATTTTATGATTATCCAATAGAATCAACAATAAGGCAACTTGAAATACTGAGGCAGCTGGGACAAAATGCATATGTCATGTATTACCAAGAAATAGAAAAGGACGGGAAGCCAGTAAAGCCGAAACGGAGCTTTACCACAGCCGAAAAAAGAATATTCATGTTTATCAAAGCTTGGGCGAACCAACATCATATATTCCACGGAATGAAACTTGAAAAGTTTCTTCATGATCCAAGAAATGAGTACTACATAAAGTACTGGAATGAAGTCAAGAAATCAGCGTAAGGGTGTAAATACCTTACAGACGCTTGGTTAAAAAGTACATTAGTTATAAGTAGGTGAGGCCATGGAAATGTCGCATTTCAGTCTCTTTTCCGGCATTGGTGGAATAGACCTGGCTGCAGAATGGGCTGGATTCAGGACAGTAGGTCAATGTGAAATAGCTGATTACCCATATAAAGTACTGTGTAAACATTGGCCTGATGTTCCGAAATGGAGGGATATAAAGGATGTTACCGAACAAAGTGTCAGAGATAGCGGAATACGAGCAGTTGACCTTATTAGCGGAGGATTCCCTTGTCAACCTTACAGTATTGCCGGGGACAGAAAAGGCGAAGAAGATGACCGTCACCTCTGGCCGGAAATGCTTAGGGTTATATCACAGCTGCACCCCACTTGGGTACTTGGTGAGAATGTTGCTCACTTCGTACAAATGGAACTCGACAAAGTGTTATCTGACTTGGAAGGCATCGGCTACACAGGACAGACATTTGTTATACCGGCTTGTGCCGTCAATGCACCGCACAGAAGAGACAGAGCCTTTATTGTGGCCTACTCCAACGGCATCGGACACAAGAGGACTGAACAACTACCAGAAAACACTAGACCGGCTGAAAAACGGACAAAGGGCATTCATGGGACAATTACCAAACTATTTGATGATATTGACTGGAAAGCGCGGGCGATCCAATCCTGCTTTCTGGGAGAATCTCATGGGGTTCCCAGAAGGCTGGACAGAATTAGATGTTTAGGAAATGCAGTAATGCCATTACAGGTTTATCCAATACTTAAAGCGATTTATGATATTGAGTCAAATATATACAAAGGGTAAGGGTAGAAATACCTTTACCCCCTTCCTTACTAGCAGGGGGGTAACAAAAGCCTTAATACAAATAAAACAATACAAAACAAAAATCAAGGAGGGTTTTGAGATGCCTCATATACCAATGATAGATACCCTAATAGCCTTTGTGGACATAAAAGAATATGACGAAACAGCCCAAGAAATATTAACCCTACTACAAGATAAAAAGAACAAAGCAAAAGCAATGCTGACAGAAAACAGCAGCGAAAAGGTAACTGTTGAAATAGGTGGTATGACCTTCGAAGTCCTGTCAAACGGTAAAAAGGGTTATGCCTATATCTTGCACAATGACCTCTATGAGCTTGATTTCGCTCAGTACCGTTCAAAGAATAAGGATTTCTATCCTATCTGTATAAAGATAAAGAGTGAATGTCTATGGTCTATGTCCCCGGTCAATGCCTGGGAATGTATCTACAGGTGGATAACATGGAATGTCGGAGAAATATTGGCAGACCGGATTTCCCGAATTGACTTATGCTGCCAAACTGACGAATTTGCAGTTACTTCCGAGGACAGTGAGAAATTCAGAGGTAGGTACTGCACTGAGAATGCATATAAATATCGCCGGAAGGTAAATGCAATGTATTTCGGCTCCAGCGCAAGCGGAAAAGTCTACTGCCGAATATATAACAAGTACCTTGAAGTGACTCTTAAGAAGAACAAGACATGGTTCTTCGATATCTGGGAAAGAAATGGACTAGAGGCTCAGAATGTCTGGAATCTGGAATTCCAGATAAACCGGGACTACCTGAAAGACAACTGCATAAATACAGTAAATGAAGCATTTGAAAGACTCCGGTCTATCTGGGAATACTGCACATGTCATTGGATAGTGAAAATAGAGCTTGATAATGAACGGACTACCAGATGCAGCGTAAACGAGAAATGGGCTGAGCTTCAGCAGGTATTCAACGAGTACAAGAGCTTGCCCCTCATTAGTAGGGAAAAACAGATAAAGGATGATGCTGAAGCTTTGATCCCAAGCTTATACGGTACATTAACAAGTTTCTCAGCTCGAAATGGTAATACTGATTTGCGGTCAGCAATAAACTCAATGGTGGTATACGGAAACAGCTATCTGAGAAGCAAGAAAGCAGATTTTAAGGAAATAGTGAAAACCAAACAGTCGCTATTGGATAAAAAGCCAGCTATAGCCGGAGTACTTATTCCGGAAAGTGAAATCATGGTCGGTGATAAGACCGTATTTGAAATATATGCAGATTGATTAATAAAATTATGGAGGTGCAATGATGGAGAGATTAGTATATACAACAAACGAAGTAGCGCAAGCCTTAAACCTGGGCTTGAATAAAGTATATGAGCTTCTATATTCGAAGCAGATTCCTAGTGTGAAAGTCGGTAGGAAGTACCTTATTCCCAAACATGCTCTTGAAAACTGGCTGAATAAATCAGTAGGTGATGGAAATTGAGAGGCACAGTAATAAAGAGAAGCTCTAAATGGTCAATTGTTGTAGATATAGGCCGGGATGCTAAAGGTAAGAGAAAACAGAAGTGGTATTCAGGATTTAACACTAAGAAGGAAGCAGAGAAGAAACTGGCAGAGGTAATACACCAACTAGAGACAAATACATTTATAAGTCCGGACAAGCTTACTCTAGGTGAATTCCTAAAGCAATGGCTAAGTGACTATGTTGAACTTAATCTTACTCCCAGCACTATAGCAGGATACAAGGTGAATATTGAAAAGCATATTATACCGGCTATAGGGAGTATACCTCTTCAGAAGCTGCAGCCAGCACAAGTACAGAAATTCTACAATGAAAAATTAAAGAATGGCCGCCTGGATGGTAAGGGCGGCCTGTCTGCAAAGTCAGTTATATATATACATAGAAATCTCAGGGAAGCCCTATCATATGCGGTAAAGCAGCAACTAATAATGAGAAATGTAGCTGATATGGTAGAGCTTCCAAAGCAGAAGAAATTTCAAGCAACTTTCCTGGATGAGGTAGAAGCACAGGAGCTACTTGAAACATTCAAAGGAACATACTGTTATATTCCGGTTCTGTTAGGAGTCGGCCTAGGCCTGAGACGTGGCGAAGCTCTTGGACTGCAATGGAAGGATATAGATTTTGATAATAGAACTATACACATTAATCGCTCACTGATACCAACAAAGGAAGGACTACTATTCCATGATCCTAAGACTGAAGGTAGCAAAAGAATAATAGTAGCTCCGGAAACAATATTGAATGAACTGAAAGAGGTAAAGGAACTTCAAGAGAAAAATCAGGCATTATTAGAGGAAGCATATAATGAACTGGGCTTGGTTACATGTTATGATGACGGTAGTCCAATAAACCCAGCAGCATTTAGCCATAGTTTTGCAAGGCACCTAGAAAGGAAAGGTCTGCAACATATTCGATTTCATGATTTAAGACATACAAATGCGACGCTGATGCTGAAGCAGAATGTCCCGGCAAAAGTAGCTTCCGAGAGATTAGGGCATTCAACTATAGGAATAACACTAGATTTGTATTCTCATGTACTTAAAGAAATGCAAGAGGAAGCTGCAAAAAAGATAGAAGAGTTAGTATTTAAAAAGAGGTAAATAAAAACCTATACTATAATAATGTATGGGTTTATTTTCTTATTATAGAAATAAGTAGTATTAGTCTGCTATATTATAAATATAAGAGCAAACTGAAATATTTAGTAACATATAAATGGCTAATGAAAAGAGGAATGTGAATGGTTATTATTTTAGATACTTGTATATTATGCAGCGATTATCATATGAAAGGGAGTTACTTTCATTTACTATTTGATTACATAAAGAAAACAAAATCAAGTTTGATATATCCAGAAGTTGTAGTTGATGAAGTTAAGAATAAATATAAGGAAAAAATTGAGAAATATAATAATGAATACGAAAACGCATATAATAATTTGAATAAACTATCGATAAATAAAAATGATAGCATAATAGAGGTTAATTTAGTTAAAACGATAGTTAAGGATTATAATATCTATTTTAATAATAGGGTAAGAGAAAATAATATTGTTATTACTAAGTATCCAAAAATATCGCACAAAAAAGTTGTAAAGAGGGCATTAGATAGGAAAAAGCCGTTTAGTGAGGATGGACAGACTGGATATCGGGATTTCCTAATATGGGAGACAGTACTAAATATATTAAAGAATAGCGAAAATAATGTAGTATTCATAACATCTAACAGTAAAGATTTTTCTATTTCAGAGGATCAGCTTCATCCAAGTTTGATTGGAGATTTAGATGAAAAGCGTATTAGTAAAGATAAACTCTTATTTTATAATTCTCTTAAGAAGTTTATAGATAAACATGTCATACCAAAACTATCAGAAATAGAAGGGTTGGAAAAGATAAAAGAAAAACTGGTTAATAATAGTTGCGAGGAATTAGATTTCCATAGGTTACTGGATGATGAGCTGAAGGAGTTACTAATAGGAGTAAATATAGATACCGAAGACGCACGTTTACCATGGCAGCTAGAGGATGTAAGTATTGCGGATATTACAAATAGTAATAACATAAATATTGTGGATATAAGAAAATTAGAAAAGGATGAGTTGTTCATAAATGCAATTGTATATGCAGAATGTGATTTTGACTGTTTTATTTTTAAATCCGATTACTATTGTATGAATGATAGAAGAGTCATTGTACTTGACAGTAATTGGAATGAACATTATGTATGGGCAATGGGGAATTATGAAGTAGGAATAGAAATAAATTTAACATTAAGTATCAAAGATAAAGAAATAACTTCAAGTGAGTTAATAAATATTAAATATATTGATGAATAAAATAACAGATAATAAAGCGGTGATAATGGTGTAAAGCATGCAAACATTTTGCAAACATAAGAGAAATAAAATAACAATAATAGTAAATGTTATAAAAAGAAAAAAAGATAAAAAACCTAGTAATATTAAGGCTTAAGGAGTAGTACAACTACTCAAAAAAGGACTGCCAATCTAGCTGGAAATCGTGTGACTGTTAACGCGGTCCGAGGGTTCGAATCCCTCTCTCTCCGCCATTTTACGTAATTTATAAGGACTAACCGAATTATCGGCTAGTCCTTTTTTAATGATTTGCAAACATT